TCACTCACGGTGATCACCATATTTTCGGCGTTCGTCGCCCCGGTGAAAGTAATGGCTGGGCCATAACCCGATGCCAGATAGACGTGAGCGCCGTTAGGCAATGCAAAGCCCATATTGGTTACTCCTATAGAAACGGGAAAACCGGCAAAGAGCCGGTCAGGTTTAGAAGGTTGTGAGGATTAGCTGGAGATATCAGCTCGATAATTGAGACTAACGGGAACGGTATAAGAAACAGATGTAGTGATACCGCGGAAAACACCAGGCGTTTGATCTATCCAGCATGTAAAACCCCTGCCTTCAATCTCCTGCCCCTCGGGGAACAATTCAGCCACGCGGTCAGCCAGAGCCGCAACATCGGTACGGCCAGTGCCTGCTGGGGCCACAACGTTAATCTGGTATACACCTGAATAAATGCGGCAGCGCAATCCAAGGTCCAGCGTACGCGGCGTGGCGGGCATGTCATGGACAGCAAGATAGAGCCCATCAGACGGCGGTGTAAAAGGCACGTTTTCCCAGGCAACCGGGATACCTTCAGCACCAGCCCACTCGCCGAGCCTGGCGGCCAGCGCCGCCGCGATATCGGGGATCATTTAGTCACCTCCCTTACTGCATCCTCAAAAAATCGCTGAAACTCAGCAGCAGTAATGCGTACCATCCCTCCCGGAGCCTGGGAAGAGTGCCCCATCTCCAGTCGATACGCGTAAGGGACGTTGTTGCAGAAATAAATAGCCTTCATCCCGACTTTGAACAGCGACAGCGTGTTATTTCCTGCGGCTTTTGTCAGATTTCCGGTTTTATCAATACGGCCTGTTTCATCTGTTGTCGGTGCATCAAAAGACACCTGCCAGTTGCCCCGAAACCGTCCACCGGTATATCCGGGCGGCGCTTTGATATCCATCCCATCCACCAATCGAGCCTTCTTCTTAAGTCGTCCGGTTTTAGTCAGGTTGGCAGGGTCCGCTTTTTGCGCTTCGTTATGGGCGTATACCGCCTGATTGTAAGAAGCTGCCGTCTGGTTGATGCCCCAGAGCTCGGGGTTGCCGACAGGTGACATCATCACCAGTTGATTAAGGATCCGAATGCCGACAGCACGTACGACCGCTTCCTGATTCGCTTTGGCTTTGTCCACGAACGCGGTGATGGCAGCCGTGAACGCCTTATTATCGTCCATGTTATGCCCTCAACTGAGCTTTGTAGCAGAGCACCACAGCGCCCGGTTTCACGGGGTTTGGTTTAACTACGCGGTGGCTTACGCCGTACACGTCGATCAGATCGCCGGTTTTAATGTCCTTCTCAGCACTGAAGACAATCCGAACATCGCCGTTTTCAATGACGGTTCCGTCAATTTCGCCTGGCGCGTAATCCGTCTTAACTCCTGTGGCGGTGAACTGGATATCATCGGAACGATGTTCCACACCACCGATGACGATTAACGAGCCCTTACGCGTGACGTTGTATGCAATGCCGTTCTGCTTGAGCATACGAGTCGTTGTCGCCTGCATTCGCTGATAGTTGATGGCCATTACGTGCGCTCCGCGAAAGCATTGATTGCATATCCACGCCCACCAGCCAGGTCGCCGAGAATAGCCATTACCGCCGGGTAGGATGGTGTGAACACCTCACCATCGGCAACCGCATAGGTCATGGTTACGGCGCCTTCGACACGTTCGGTTTTAACCGCGGCCTCACGAACGCTTGAAACCAAATCGCCCTCAATCGCCTCGATAGCCAGCATGCATTGTGCGGTGATAACCTGCCGCGGCACCTGGTCGGATGGGAAGTCGTGTCCATCCAGAATGACATTTGCGCGTGGCCAGGCCAGCGGCTGTCGAGGGTCTGCTTTGAAACCTACCCAATCAAGCCCTTCCAGGTAGTCCATCGCCTTAATCAGTAACGGCGCGAGCTTTTCAGGCAGCTCAACTCCTCTCAGCGTGGCAAATGACGCCAGTTCATCTTCGCTGGCGTAACTGTTAACGTCAGCGGCGGTGATATCAGTATTAATCATCTGAGCATCCGTTGAATGGGGCTTACGCCCCATCAGTTAGCCTGCAGCAGGCGCGGTGAAGGTGATTTCCTCACTCGATTTAGCAATACCATCAACGGTACCAGTGACTGTGAAAGTACCTGCTGTATCAGAGGTAAGTTTGACCGTCGCCCCACCAGCAGAACCGGTCTGAGAGCTGGCCGTGCTGAGCGTGCCGCCGGTTGAATTCCAGGCAACGGTTTTGCCGGAAACACCTGCGCCGTTTAGCGTGTACTTAAGGGAAATGGTGACCGCATCGGTGCTGTCAGCGGTTGCGGAGGTTTTATCCGCTGACAGCGTTACTCCCCCGCTGCGGATCCCAGCTTAATCAGCACGCCAGCCGTAGATTTGTTACTGGTGAAGTGCTTCTTCCAGTTTCCCGCAGTTCCAATGGCGGTCAGGTCAGGGTTATCACCTTTTGCGGTATCCCAGCTGTAGCCCAGCAGTTCAACGTTCACGGTACCTTCAGCGCGATAGCCAACCGCAAGGTTTTCCTGATCGTTGATATCGTAGGAACGGAATCCCGGCGCCTGAGACTCAGTGACTGTAACCGCCCCAGCCACCAGCCCAAGGATCGCATCAGCGTCCATAGTGTCGGTCACCAGCACAGGTTTACCAAGCGTGCCCGGCTGCCCGCCGTAAACCACCACGCCTGCTTCTTCGTAGATTTTGTTGGCAATCGCCTCATCGACAATATCGAAATAGGTCGCAGAGTGCATTACGAACAGAGCCACGCGGTTAAACTTGTCACCATATTTGCGCAAGCCACGCGTCAGGGTCTTTTTACCGTCGGTCTCAATATCGGCAGTTACGACCATGTCGGTGTTAGCACCAATCGCCGCAGTCAGTGCTTTCAGGCCATATTTCACGTAGCCTTCCAGCGTGGCATCTGCCACATCAACGCCGATCACTTCGGAGAATTCGTCGACAGAGCGGCCGCGGCGTTTGAATGCCTCTTCGGTGGTTTCATACGGGCCATATTTCCACGGTGCTTTGACGGATACGGATTCGCCGGCGCCAATCTTCTTGCCCGTCACTTTATCGGTGGAGTTCGTGTCACGCGATTCGATAGAACCGCCCACTTTGTAGAAGGCTCGCTTGCGGAAATCGCCTTCAATCAGCTCGTTATCCAGCAGGATCGCACCGTTAGAAGAGGCGTTGAAGATTGCGAGGTTATCCTGTCGTCGCTCAAGGAAAGCGGTCTGCGCCAGGTCGTCATAAATGATCAGGTCACTATTAACAGTGGTAGACATGGGTTAATCCCTTATTTTGGAAGTTTGAGGAAGGCCTGCTGGCCATGCTTGCGGATATAGTCCGCTTTGTCGCTGGCGCTCATTTCGGAACGTTTCAGGCTGCCACCGCCGTTTGGTTTGTGTCCGCCCGCGCCGGTGCCTTCTGCGCGTGGGAACAGATGCGGAGCCGTCTCCTTAAGAGACTCCGCCCACTCGAGCGGGCTTAATGGAGTTTTGCCGTCTTTACCGAACAGAACGTCGCCATTTGCATCAACTGCTACGGCTTCGCCTTCGTCGTTGAGTTGGAATGTGCCTTTGGCACGCAGAATCAGATCGTCGGATGCTTCCGGCAGCGCGCCAGCTTTTGAGGCTGCTGCACGGATTGCATCGCCCAGAACTCGATCCCGGAATTTGTTGGAGAACGCTTCGGCTTTGTCGGCGCGTTCATTTGCGGCTTTGATTTGCTTATCTACGTCAGCACGCAGACGCTCGGTGCGCTTGTCGAGTACCTCATCGATTTTTCCGGCGGCAATCAGCTTTGCCTCTTCGTCGTCGGAAAAACGCTGCAGGATCCCGCGCACTGCATCAGGGTCGATACCATCGAAGCGAGACAGGTTTTCTTTTTGCTGCTTAATGGTTCCCAGCAGCTCAGAGTTTTTCGATTTCAGGCCAGTGACTTCGCTGGTCACGCGCTCATCTATCAGCTTCTGGATTTCAGGAGTGATTTCGATACCACCGCCACCGCTGTCCTCGCCGCCGTTTTCTGGTGCATAGAATTTCAGAAGCATGTTTCGAATTAACATATTTTCCCCTCGGGATTTTGCCGGGCCTCGCCCAAAAAAAGCCCCAGCGGATGCCAGGGCGTGAAGAAAGTAATGGCTGTTAGTTGTCAGTACCTGATAGCTGCTTAAGACGTTCGAGGGAGATCCACTCGCCTTTGTCAGTGAACATATCAGCCAGGTTGATTTCACCGGCTCGGAACAGACGGCCACGCTCGGCACCCAAAACCTGATCCTGCCGTTGAGCTGACTGACGCTCGAGCCATTCCAGATACGTGGTTTTAGCTGGCACCTGGCCATCCATGCTGGCACGAGTACCTTCGTCCATTTCGTCGATATCGATGCCTAGTTCTCGCCATGACTTGAGGATCAGGGTTTCAGTAGAACGGCAGCAGAAATGAATCTTCCCGGGTCCCTGTAGGTAAGGCACCTGATGCCCGACCGGTTTGTTATCCAGGGTATAGCGCAGCAGGTCACGAATAATGCAGTCGTGGCTGGTTTTATTGTCCAGCGTAGACAGCCACTGTTTGCCTTTCATGATATCGCTGTTGGCGCTGGTAAAGCTGTTGCGCGCTGTGGCAGCCAGATGATTCACAGCTGTTTTAGCGATGCTGGCGGCATTTGCCCTGCTCATCTGCAGCGCGCCGTCGCGATAGTCTTTGTTGGCGTGGCCACGAACATTGCGCGCGATTGTTTCTACCGTGTCACCGGCAAGATAACCCCTGCGGACGGCGTTCACGATACGCGCCAGCCTGTCCGATTCCAGATTATCCGCCCACTCACTCAGCAGCCGCCCCTGAAAGGGCTGCGCCATCGCCGCGGCATACACCATA